TTATTACAAGTCCATTCAGAGATGCAGAAGAAGATGTTGTTGGTAACAGTATTGTGCCTGACATGGTCAATAAAATACTTGCAGAATTTGATAGGATGGCAAGTGGTATGGCACAAACAAGTGCCCAAGGTGCAAATGCAACAGTAAGCAATATCAACACTGCAAGAACTGCAAATGAAAACAGAGTAAACAGTGCAATCATGTTAGAAGATAGACACCAAGATGCAATCTTTGCAACAGGTAATGCTATCACAAGCACAACTAGTCAAATACAAAATGCAACAAGTCAAGTTGGTGGTTTTGTAGACCCGAATATTACAATGCAACAGTCACAGTTTGGACAGATGGCACCTGTGCAACCGCCCGCATATATTCCTCCCCCACCCCCACCTCCTTTTGTTCCGACACAACAAGCAGCTACTCCCGTGATGGCTGTGCCAGAAGTGCTGCCAACTTTTGAACAACTGATGCCAGCACCAGAGGGCAGGTATGATGAGTTAGTAGAGTTTGAAAACAAAGACACGGGGCAGAAGATGACTATTCCGTTTGTGAATGGCGAGCCTATCTATCCTATTCCTTCCGGCTTTACACGTGTTGAAACAGATATTGTTGAGCCTACGCCTGAACCAGAGGTTGTGCCTACAGCGCAGGTAGAGAGTGCTGTGGATGATGGCGACGATGACCGACGCGCAGCAGAAGATGAAGCAATGTATGGACCTGGTGGGGGCCGCGTTTCTTTGGGTGGCGAACTGTATACAGGACCAACTAGGTTTGTTGGTGACAATGTTAAAACTAGACAGATTAGTGGCACGGTTCAAGGCGCAACTAAAGTTGGTGTATCCTTTGATGTTCCCGGTGGAATTAAGGGACTTGGAAGTGCTTTCAGTTTAGGGGCTGGCCTAGCCTTTGGTAAAGGCATACCTGAGAACGCTACTGCAACATTTTTCTTAAATGGGCAGACTAAGAAAGTTACTGCAGAAGAATATAATAAAATTAAAGAAAATAAATTTAGAGGTGTAGAAGCTGAAAATGTTCTTCAAGAACTTCAGCAAAGAGGAGAGTACAATCAAGCGCAAAAAGATGAGCGTGTATCTAGGTCTAAGCGAAATCGAGAAAAGTTAGACAAGAGATTAGAGGCGGCTCAGAAGACAGGAAAAGAGAACGCTGTTAGAAAAGCAGAACTTGATGTGCTTAAAAATGAGGCAGATAAATTTGGTCTGGATACTAAAAACTTTAATATTGATAACATGCAAGAACTCAAAGATAAAATCAGTGAAGAGACGTATCGACAAGCTGAAATCAATCGCCAAAGAAAAGAAAGTCAAAATACATATCATCAATATGAAAGTGATAAAGGCGAAAGCAGAAACGAATACTCATTTAGCGATTACTCTGATAATGTTGCCGCCGGTACGGAAGACCGTGGATACGGTGCAGCATACGACGAGGACGTTCTTGGCTTGGCAGACTAGCCAATAAAAATAGTCTGCATGACTGGCCTACCCATCCCCCTGCATGGCTACGATGGCCCCAGATAGGAGAAACCTATGAACGACACAATCATGGCTGAAGAAATGCAGCCAGAAACAAAAGTTGCTTTTGCACAAAGAAAATACAGCAACGAAGAAAAACGTAAGAAAGAAGAAGAAGAACTAGAGCAGCTTATGAAAGAGCAAAGAGGCGAAGTGGAGGAACCAGAAGAGGAGCCTGCTTCGTCAGAAGAAAAAACATTTAAGAAACGATATGGTGACTTGCGTCGTCATATGCAAGAAAAAGAAAAAGAGTTTCAAAAACAACTTGAAGAATTAAAAGGTCAACTAGACTCTGCAACTCGTAAGGAAATGAAGTTGCCAAAGTCTGACGAAGACCTTGAGGCTTGGGCAAGGGACTACCCTGATGTCGCCGCTATCATTGAAACTATCGCTGCCAAGAAAGCACAAGAACAAACAAAAACACTGGAAGACCGCTTTAAGGCAGTGGATGAAATGCAGGTAAATGCCCAGCGCGAAAAAGCAGAAGCAGAACTAATGCGACTGCATCCTGACTTTGATGAGATTAGGGATAGCGATGATTTTCACGAGTGGGCTGACGAACAGCCTAAGTGGGTACAGGAAGCACTCTATGAGAACGATGATGACGCTCGTTCTGCTGCCCGTGCTATTGACTTGTACAAATCAGACAAGAACCTCACGACTAAGAAAAAGTCAAAGGGTAACGCCGCAGAAGCTGTCGCATCAAAGAATACTAGAAGCAAGCCGCAAGAGAATGACGCATCTTCTTATATGAAAGAGTCGGAAGTCCAGAAGATGTCAGCGCAGGAATACGAAAAGCGGTCAGACGAAATTATGGAAGCTATCCGTAGTGGCAAATTTGTCTACGACGTTTCGGGGTCAGCGCGATGAGTATAATATTCAAACCCGAAAAAGACATGGAATTGTTTGCTCCGTTTGGTCCGACGATGGGATACTATCGTATGCCAGAGGAACTTGTAGACAAACTAAACAGTAAGATGTCTGACAAACTTCAAGACTACTCCGATAATCTTGTCGGTAAAGTATCTGAAGAGTTGGCGTTTGACGAAGAAATAGTAAAGATTGCCCAAGAAGGTTTAGGGCAGTTTGTTGGACAGTATCAAGCATACACTGAATTGCGAAACTCTTTTGGTGCAAAGTCGCTTGATATAGACAACTATAACTACGGATTACAAATTGTTTCCGGCTGGTTTGTACGCCAGTTTGAAAACGAATACAATCCCCTCCATATACACACAGGCTCTCGCCTATCGTGTGTAGGTTATTTGAAACTACCGGAGGGTATTGAAGAGGAATGGGAAGAGGACTACGAAGACCATCACCCCGCTAATGGTCATATTCAGTTTGCTAGTGGTACAGCTTCAGGCTATACTTGCACAAACTTTGTTGTAAAACCACAGGTTGGAGATTTTTATGTCTTTCCTTCTCAACTGTTTCACTGCGTGTATCCATTCTATACGAAAGGAGAACGTAGGTCTTTCAGCATGAACATGAACTTTCTTGAAGTGCCGAAAGAAAAAAGTGTTGACAAATAGTTATTTTTTTGTATAACTATAGTCATCAAAGGTGTAAGTAGGTTCGCTACCCGCTTACACCAATCTGCAAACAATACAGTCTTACGGATTACCTGACGAGCATGGCCCGTTGAATATTCGGTCGGCCAACTGAATAGAACACGCACCCATTGTGAATCAGCCTCTGATTAGTCTGGTAAGTTTGCATCTGTTAAAATGCCTAACTAGGAGATAACATCATGGCTTTTTCAACCGCAGCCGGGTATGGTAATCTTCCTAACGGTAATTTTTCGCCCGTCATTTACAGCAAACAGGTGCAACTTGCTTTCCGCAAGGCATCTATTGTTGAGGCAATCACCAACAATGACTACTTTGGTGAAATTGCACAAATGGGTGACTCCGTTAAGATTATCAAGGAACCCGAAATCACGGTTAAGGAATATGCACGTGGTACTACTATCACGCCGCAAGACCTTGACGACGAAGACTTTAACCTTACTATCGACAAAGCTAACTACTTTGCGTTTAAGGTTGATGACATTGAAGAGGCGCACAGCCACGTAAACTTCCAATCATTGGCAAGTGACCGTGCCGCTTACCGCCTTGCCGACCAGTTTGACCAAGACGTTCTTGGCTACCTGTCTGGCTTTAAGCAGTCTGCCATTCATGGTGCTGCTAACACTGTTAACGATACCGTTAACGGCTCAAAGGCTGTTACTACTTCTTCCAGTGGTGCCAACCTTGTAGGTGCTGAACTGCTGGCTTCCATGTCGCTTGACGCATCTGACTTTACCAATACCTCTGGCACTGCTGGTGCCGCCAATAGCTGTATTGGTATTGAGCCACGTGCAGGTGGCGCAACGGCTGCTAAATCCAGCACTGCTGGTAACGCATTCCCGCTGCAAATCATTGCACGTATGTCACGTCTTATGGACCAACAAAATGTTGACACCCAAGGACGCTGGCTCGTTCTTGACCCGGTTTTCATTGAAGTTCTGAAGGACGAGGACTCACGTCTTCTGAACTCTGACTTTGGTGGTTCTGGACTCCAGAATGGTCTTGTAATCAGTAACCTTCACGGTTTCCAAGTTTACTCGTCTAACAACCTGCCGTCGCTGGGTACTGGCCCTGCAACTACCGGCGGTGTTAACTCGTCAAACATGGGTATCATCGTGGCTGGTCATTCTTCTGCTGTTGCAACTGCAGAGCAGATTAACAAGACTGAAACCTACCGTGACCCGGACAGCTTCGCTGATATTGTCCGTGGTATGCACCTGTATGGTCGCAAGATTCTTCGTCCTGAAGCAATCGCTACTGCGGCATACTGCTTGGCTTAAAGGGGGATTGAATTATGGCTCTTGGTGATAATACTACCTCTGTAGCACGGGGTGTTGGCGCACGTGGGCGTCAACCATACATGATTCAGGCAGACCTGAACTTTGCAACTGCAGCAAGCGATAAGGGTACAGCCCTCGCTGCTAACGATGTAATTCCGGGCCTGACTGTCCCAGCGAATACCCTCATTCTCGCTGCTGGCTTTGAAGTAACATCCGCTCACACGGGTACTTCAACCGACACCGATTTTGACTTTGGTATCACTGGCGGTGACTTGGACAACTTTGTTGATGGCTTCGACTTTGACGGAGCATCAGTAGGTGACTACGCATTTAAGGCAGGTCAAACTCCTGTTCTTATTGGCGGCACCGCTGACACCATTGACATTGAAATCCAAGCCATGACAGGCACGACAACAGGCGGTGTAATCCGCATGTTTGCCGTCTGCATGAACGTGGATGACACGGGTGACATGACTGCTAATGAAGTAGACCGTGACACTCTTGCCTAAATAATATGGGGGGCGGCAGAAGTCGCCCTCCTAACTCTTTAAGGATTTCAGATGGCGTACACATACCTTGACATCACGAATGAAGTATTGGCTCGTTTCAATGAAGTTGCATTGACGAGTTCAAACTTTACTACATCTCGTGGATTTCAAACGCAGTGTAAAAATGCTGTGAACGACGCCATCAACTATATTTTTCAACGTGAGTTTGGTTGGTCTTTTAGTCATGGCTTGCAAACAGAAACTCTCGTAGCTGGCACCACACGTTATTCAATTGGTGCCACAATATATAACGTGGACTATGAAACATTTCGCATAAGTAAAAATGACACATTAGGCACAGCAGGTGTAAGCCTACGTGTTATGGAATACAAAGAATACGTAGATAAATATATAGACCAAGAAAGCACCTCAGATGTTGGGGGTATACCTATCTACGTGTTTAGAACTCCAGATAATAATTATGGACTGTTTCCATACCCTGATAAAGCGTATGAACTAAAGTATGATGCATACGTAAAACCCACTGCTTTGTCTGCCGCCACTGATGTACCCACTATTCCTGAACAGTTTCGTCAGGTGATTGTAGATGGCGCAACAGCATATGGCTATCAGTATCGGGGTGAAGCACAACAATACGGTATTAACTTTGCTCGATTTGAAGAAGGTATCAAGCATATGCAAAGTTTGTTTATTAATAGAGATTTTAGTTATGTGCGGTCAACATTTCGCCCGCATTCACAAAGGTACGGCGTATCTATTTTTCCATCGGGAGCGTAACACATGGCTGATGAAGCGCAACTTAGCCCATTTGTGTTCGCGTGTCAAGGGGGTCTGGTACTTGACCAATCAACATTTGCTATGCAACCAGGTATGGCATTGGAACTGCAAAACTTTGAGCCAGACATTAGTGGTGGCTACAGACGCATTTCAGGATATGCTAAGTGGAATACTAATATTGTTCCACAGACAGCCGCATCTACAGAGCCTGTGCTTATGGTGGCTCTGTTTAACTCAAAGGTTATTGCGGCGCGTGGGACAAAGATATATGAGGCTGGTACAACCGGCTCATGGTCAGAGATAGATACAGGTAGGACAAGTGCTGGACGTTATACATTCTTTAGGTACAATCTCGCAGGAACAGATTTTATCATATGGGCAGACGGTGCTAACCACGCTACTAAGTATGACGGCACAACCCTTACAGACATCAATGCATCTGGCGCACCAGCTAATCCAAAGTTTGTAACGGGATTTAAAGACCACTTGTTTTTTGCTGGTATGTCTAGCACACCACAGCAGCTTACGTTTACTGCACCATTTACTGACAATGATTTTCAAACCAGTAACGGTGCAGGTACGATTAAAGTAGACAGCAATATTACTGGACTGTTTCCATTTCGTGATGCACTGTTTATATTCTGTGAAGAGCGTATATTTAAACTAACAGGCAGCGCACTTGCTGACTTTGCTATACAACCTGTCACCAGAGAGATTGGGTGCCTTAACGGATTTACCATCCAAGAATTTGCTGGCGATATTGTGTTTCTTGGGCCGGATGGTCTTCGTACAGTAGCTGGTACTGAAAGAATTGGTGACGTTGAACTTGGCACCATTAGTCGTCCTGTACAGAAACGGTTCCAAGAACTTACGGACGTAGATGAATTTACAAGTCTAGTTATACCTGACAAGACACAGTATCGTATTTTCTTTAGTAATGCTTCCACAGCACGGGCAGCAACAGAAGGTATCATTTGTGTGCGTCGTGGAGAAGGTTATGAGTTTGGTGACACACTTGGCATTAGAGCAAGTGCGACAGACTCTACTGTAGTAGCTGGCACTAGCTTTATATTACACGGTGACTTTGATGGGTTTGTGTATAGGCAAGAGCAGGGCAACGACTTTGACGGCAGTCAAATAGTTGGCAAATATCGTTCACCTGACCTAACGATGGGTGATGCTGGTATACGCAAAAACTTTCAGCGTGTGATTATTAACTACGCACCTGAAGCTGCAGTGAACGCAGATTTGTTTCTCCGGTATGACTATGAGGCACCGGACGTTGCAAGACCAGCGGCATACCCGTTTGACACAGCTACCGTCGTCGCCGTGTATGGTTCAGCCATATACAACACCTCAACGTATGGTGGTCAGACAAACCCATTGGTAAGACAGCCTGTAGAGGGTTCGGGTTTTGCGGTGGCACTACGAGTAAACGACAGAGGCACATCTGCCCCATACTCATTAAAAGGTTTTCAGTTAGAATTTGACGCAGGAGCAAGAAGGTAATGGCAGGATATACTAGACAATCTTCGTATACTGACGGCGACGTTATTACCGCTGCCCACAGTAACGATGAATTTAATCAGGTACTAGCTGCATTTGTAAATACAACGGGCCACAAACACGATGGCACGGCTGCTGAAGGTCCGGTCATTGGATTGATTGGCGACCCCGGCGAGACTACACCACTTAACAAGGTTGTTATTGACAATCCTAACAACCAGATTGAGTTTTCGGTTGACGTATCTAGTTCGTCTGTAGAACAGTTTGTTGTCAAGGATGGCGTAATTGAGCCAACAACCAACAACGACATCGACCTTGGTTCAAGCAGCAAAGAGTTTAAAGACCTGCATCTTGACGGCACTGCAAACATTGACACGATTGATGCAGATGCCGCTACTATTGACAGCCTGACGATTACTTCTGGCACAGCCATCACATCTATTGACACCGACATTAGTTCTGTGTCTGGTTCAGATGATACACTGGCATCAGCAAAAGCCATTAAGACATATATAGACGCACAAGTCACAGCACAAGACCTTGACTTCCAAGGCGACTCCGGTGGAGCATTATCTATTGACCTTGACAGCGAGACTTTGGATATTGCTGGTGGCACAGGTATTGATACTAGCGGTTCTGGTAACACTCTTACTGTTGCTATTGATAGCACTGTAGCCACGCTGACAGGCACACAGACACTAACCAATAAATCTCTCACTGCACCTACACTGACAGGCTCCTCTTCGTCTGCCGGTTCTATTCTGTTTAAAGAAGACACAGACAACGGCACTAATGCCGTCACTTTGATAGGTCCAGCTTCCACTGCCGACGTTACTGTTACACTTCCCGCAGCTACGGATACTCTGGTAGGTAAAGCTACAACAGACACACTCACAAACAAAACCTTGACAAGTGCTGTACTGAACGGTGCAATAAGTGGAACGTCTATTAAAGATGAAGACAATATGTCTTCTGACAGTGCAAATCATCTCGCAACTCAACAGTCTATTAAAGCATATGTAGACAGTCAAGTAGCAAGTTTTGACACTCTAGCTGAACTTAGTGATACTGACATTACAAGTGCTGCTTCAGGTCACATTCTTATTCACGACGGCTCTAACAGTTTTGACAACAAAGCTATTTCTGGTGACATTACACTCGCCTCTACGGGTGCAGTAACAATTGCTAACAATGCTGTTGAAACTGCAATGGTCAATGAGAATGTCGTCAGCGGTCAGACTGCAATTACCTCTAGCGATGTTAACATTACTAACGATACTTTGCTTCTTCACGATGCAGACGCCAGTGCGCTAAAGAAGGTTACAGTTACTAACCTTATCTCCAGTGCCGGTGGCTTGACAGAGGTAGTCGCTGACACTACTCCCCAGCTTGGCGGTAATCTTGATATCAACGGCAACGATATCGTTTCTACGTCAAACGGCAACATCGACATCCTGCCCAACGGCTCCGGTGTAGTCAACCTTGACGGTAATGGCTCGTCTGGCGGTGTTTCTATCTCTGACGGTCTTATCGACATCCGCACTGGCACAGGAAGTGTAGCAAAAGTAAACTTCTACTGCGAGTCCAGCAATGCACACGCACAGACTCTACAGGCACAGCCACACTCTGCAGGTGTTACGAACACCCTCACTCTCCCTGCTGGTGGCAATCAAGAAATTGTTGGTACTACCGCTACTCAAACTCTTACCAACAAAACTATTAACGCAAGCCAGCTTTCTGGCACTGTAGCTAACGCACGGTTGGATGCAGAACTGCAAGCACTTGCTGGCCTGACATCTGCAGCAGACAAGGGTATTCAGTTTACTGGCTCTGGTACGGCAGCCACGTATGACCTGACTGCTGCCGGTAAGGCTTTACTTGACGATGCTGATGCTGCTGCACAGCGCACCACACTTGGTCTTGTAATTGGAACAAATGTTCAAGCATACGATGATGAACTTGCTGCATTGGCTGGCCTTACGTCCGCTGCTGATAAGGGCATACAGTTTACAGGTTCCGGCACTGCGGCCACATACGATTTAACAGCGGCTGGTAAAGCCCTGTTGGATGATGCGGATGCTGCCGCACAAAGAACTACACTTGGTCTTGGTACAGCAGCCACTGCCGCATCTACAGCTTTTGATGCTGCAGGTCAGTCCGTAGTTATGGCAATTGCACTTGGCTAATTAGTGCTTGACAAACAAACATAAGTATGGTATAATTATACATATTTGGAGTAACACATGGCAAACTCATTTAAATCGGAAACGGATAAGGAAATCGGTACAGGCACTGCTACCGTATTTACATGTGCGTCATCCACAGAGACAACAGTGATTGGTCTGTCTGTTGCCAACCGTGTAACGTCTCAGATTCTGATTGATGTAGAACTCGACGCATCATCACGCACATCTGGCGCAGAAGATAAGGTGTTCTTGGTAAAGGACGCCCCTATTCCTGTGGGCGGTTCACTGGTTGTAGTTGGCGGCGACCAGAAGCTGGTGATGGAGCCGGGTGATACCATCAAGGTAACGTCCGACACTGCATCATCTGCAGACGTTGTTGTCAGCCATCTCGACATTACGTAAGGGGTAGGTCATGCCTTATATTGGTAATCCACCGGCAGAACGCTTTACATCCTTTGCCTATCAGGAC